CAAAACTTTACTTTGTAAGGAATATTATAAGAAACAGGATACATTTAAACTCCGTGATTTTATTTCCTCTAAGGAAAAGTAACGTCGTCTGAATTAGTCAGCGGTGTTACGCGCTTTATTGACTTATTTAATAAACTTGATCAATCTGAGATCATGAAATCAAAGTTTAACCCTAAGCTTGAAAAACTGTCTGGTTCATATGTAATTAATAACCCTAGTGAGTTCATTAATCTTCTAAAAAGTAAACCTGGTTTAAGACCAAGTGTCGTGTGGAAGGATAGAACTATACTCTCTTTAACTAAGATGAAAACGTATGTTAAAGATTATGATGTTAAGGTCGATTCAACCACTATTGATACTAGTAAAATTAAATTTGGTAACAAAGGACGTATTAATGATGCTATTAGGGATTATCTCCCTATTCCCGTGGGAAAGAACTCTAGGTTAATTGGTAAATTTAATGGAAGTATCCCTAGATATAATGGGAAAATTGTTCATAATGATTCACGTTTCGGTAGCTTTATATCTACTCGCCCAGACATCATTAAGTATTGCGGGATTAAAGCAACCTATCCTGGGTCTTGGCAATATAACCATGAAAATTTGACAATTATGTCATCTGAGCCAAAAAGTAAGTTTACATATGCTGAACTAATCGATAGCGTTAAGGTTAGAGGTGATATTGATCTACACTTACCCAAGATGGGACACTTCTCGGCTAAAAATATCAATAATGTTCGAATTAACCCAAAAGCCTATTCTGGAATTATGACGTCTAAATTATTCGGACGTACTATGAATAAGTCGACTAAGTTTACGAAGAATATTGCACAAAAAGTATTTAAACAATGTATTGTAGATAAATTCTTACCAGATAATTCTTTATGGGCTGTTGCTGGTAGAGAGAAGAGAATTGATCTCTCAACCAATAAGAATACTCGTACTAGACTTGTTTTAATGTGTGAGGATATTGTTAAACTTATTGGTAATTGCGCTTTACAGCCTTTCACTAACCGTTTATCTAGATTGAGAAGTGGTTCAATTATGATTGGTAGATCGATGGAGGATCGAAAGTTTCATGAGTTTCATGATGACATTAAGGAAACTAAGGAATTTGGTGTTATCGATGCTGATTGGTCTCAGTTCGATAACCACTGCTATAAGGAGTTGATCGTTACTGCCTTCGGACTAATTAGATCATGTTATCCAGACGGTGAGATATATGATAGATACTTTTTATGGTGTTGCTGTTCTATGTTATATAAGAACGTTGTACTTCCTGAGAGTAAACTTATATATAAAATTTCCAAGGGAATAGCCTCTGGACATCCTTATACCTCAGTGGTAGGGTCTATCATTAATTGGTTATTATGGTCAACTGCCATTAATAACGCATGTCCTAATCATGTAACTCTTCAAACGAAGTTAAAATGTATGGGTGATGATACACTTGCTCTTATTCCTTATTCATATTGTTCGTCTATAGAATATCAACTTAATAAGTCTGGAATGAAATTTGATTCCTTTATTCACAGATGTGGTCCTATGTGTTCGGATGACATTGGTGAATCTAAGACTTTCCTTAAGAAAGTTTATGATAATAACGGATTATCTTGGGATTTTGTATCTATTATAGATAATTTATTATACCCTCCTAAACTTAAAACAATTGATAATGAGATTCAGAGAGTGAGGATGTTAATGTATACCGCACCTTCTATCTCTAGATCTACTGACTTACTTACACAATATTTTTATTACTTAGTTGAATTGCGTATCCGTGACGGACCAGAGAAACATGATTTCGTTAGGCAGGTTATTGGTAATAAACTCAAGCGTAGTTGGCCTATTTCTTTAAGAATAGCTCGTAAATGGTTTTATGATATCAGAAGCTATGATTCCATTGGAATACGTCAGGACGATTGGGATACCAGAACAGTATATAGTAGTTATTATAATGATATACCTACTTATGCTACTGATTATGGTACTTTTACTATGCTGTTTAATGACTATTCAGACGTTAAACATATATAGCGTATATATGATATATTAATAGTGTTATATGCATTACATACGTAATGTTTACA